AACGTCTAATAACAGCTTCTCTGTTGTGTATGTGTATATACTGTAGGGTACAACTCCGCCTATTAGTACAACTGTTGTAGCAAGCCCTATAAGCATCCAGCGGCTTAATAAGATAAGCAATAAACCTCCTACTGCTAGTGCTACAAGCTCTGCTGTAGGCGCCCAATCAGGACGTTGTATGTTTGTACCAGCAAACATTGTGCCTAGTACAGCCGCTTGTACTTCACCTGCATATACACTGCCCATTGCTGTAGGAGCAGGGTTAGCAATACCTGCGGCTGTTACATCTACTATAACTACTGCACCTTCAAAGTCGTTTGGTAAGTCTGCTACGCTTACACGTTTTGAACGTTGACTCCAGTCTATCCATACACGCCCTTCTGAGTCTGTTGGTATAATACCAAACTGTGGTATACGCATTTTCTCAATTCCAAACTGATTTAGTTTGATTTGGAAATTAGGATCACCTGCAATAACACGTAGAGTTTCGAGTGCTAGACTTGGATACAGTGTGCCGTCTACAACAGCAACAGTTGGCATACGCCTTACTACTCCATCTATCTCTGGTTCTGTGCTTACAATGCCCGCTCCAACTGAATTGTTTTCTAGTATAGGTATGTTTGCAATAATTCCGTTATAGGGTAAAATGCGATCTAAGAACTGTGGTTGTATGATTGCCGCACCAGGATTAATAGGTTCGTTTTTTGTTTTATCACTAGGACGGCTTGCTAGTATAACTGGTAGTGCTAACATAGTTTCTGCTAGTTCTGCATCACCGCCCAGCCTATCTACCTCTGGCATCATTATATTCCATACAACTAAGCCTGCACCTTTGTCGTATAAGTCTTTTATAATGTCTGAGTATATGTTACGAGGGAAAGGATACTGCCCGTATTTGTTTAGTGCATCATCGTCTATTTCTACAACATAGATATTGTTTTCAACTGCGGGTTGACTTACTATAAGTTGATCGAAATAATTTAATTTAATACTTTGTAGAAAGTTACTAGGGTTTGCAAATGCATATACCAATATCCCTAGTGTTATCAATGCCCACCAAGGGCTTAGTAATCTTTTCATTTTTTGATCCTAACACGTTTTTAGTATTTAGTGCCTAGGCTGTTCCCGTTGTTCTAATTGTTGTTTGAACATCGCTTGTACTTCTGGTGCATTATCCGTTGCTCTTAAAAACTCTAGTATGCCACTCCAACTGTTGCCCATAAACAGTATCCAACCGTCCTTGTATAATACGCTACGGCTGTTTAAATTTTTGAAGTAGAAGTTTTTATAGTGATATTCGTTCATCACTGATATTTAGTATTGCGTTACGCTAATGCTACATCCGCTAGGGTTAGTACATATACTTGTCATTGTGTATGATTTTGCTGAATTGCTGTGTTGTTCTAAACTAAAGTTATATGCTGGCCCATATGTACTTGACAAGTCAATAGTTGCACTGTGTGATCCGCCTCCGTGTTGATTTACATCAACTAGATTGTAGTCGCCTTCTATGTCAAGATCAAGATATGTTGAGCCTTGGTTTCCATTTTGCGCCACATCAACATTATTGTCGTCTCCGTCTATGTCAACATACATTGTGTGAGCACCATTTTTACGTTGTGATAAGTTTACTTCATTATCGTCGCCAATTATACCAGCGTTTAATTCGTGTGATGCCCAACAACAGTTTGCGGCTTGATCAGTTTGTGCTGAATGGAAGACATTGTTATTACCTGTAATAGCAACATATGCGTCGTGGTCGCCACCTTCGGTCGTATCAGTAGTACCATCTATCTGCTTGCCTTGCCACATTTTTACGTTGTTATCATCACCCGTTAATACCAGTCTACCAAAGTTGCTTTCGCCTCCACCACCTTGATAACCATCTACGGTGTTGTCATTTCCTATAACAGCAATTTCTGCTTGTTCGTACTGTGATCCGTTTTGTGTTAGTGTTAGTGTATTCCTGTCTCCAGTAAGTGGTGTGTTACCGTAGCCATACACCATATGATTGTTACCGTCCTGGTCAATAACAATAGTATTGTCGTCTCCGTTCGCTTCAACTACAGCTAAATTATCATCACCATTTTGTGTAACTGTAATACTTTGATCATAGTCGCCACCATTACCAACTTCAGCCGAAACATAGTTGTCGTTGCCTGTTTGTGTAACGTCAAGCACACAATTATTACCGTGACAGTCTAAAAATGCTTCGTTGTCGTCGCCTGTTTGAATTGCTTTGGTAATACCGTTGCCTGCAGATACGTAAACTTTTACAGCATTACGATCACCTGTTTGATTGTATGTTGTACTAGTATTATTGCCACTAATTGTTGCTTTGCTAGTGCCGCCTGACAGACCAGTAATTGTATTATCATTACCTTCTTGTGTGATAGTCAAGTTAGTATTGTCACCAACTTGGTTTACATAAATTTCATTGGCCATACAGGATTGGCTAACAAAGTAAGTTAGTATAACTGCTATTCCTAAATGTGTTCCTGTTATCTTCATTACTGTCTTTGTTTTATATCTATTTGATTGGTTCCTGAACCTAACATATATTCGTATACTGCTTCATCACTTTGTTCAATATTAATACGATAACCACTTTCTTGACTTAAATTTAGTTTCATATAGTTATTTACGTCTGTACTAGTTCTTTGTACAGTCCATTTATCTTGTTCTATACTAAGTGTAATACGTGTTGTCTCATCATATCCGCCTAACTCTGCTTCAAAAATTTGATCGTTTGATGCTTTTAATTCGTCTCTAAACAATGCCGCTAGTGCTAAGTTTAATTGATCTATCATATCTACTAATAGCTCACCTAAGTAATAGTCTACACTATAATCTAAGTCTGTTACCCAGATATCTTTGATTGTTTCTACTAGTGCATCTTCGTCAAGATCGTCAAACTCCAAAGCGTCAATGTCAAGGAATTCAAACATTGTACGGGTACGTTTGCGTATTTGATCTTCTTCTTCCTCAATAACTGTTTTTTTGCGTACAATTAAAAGGTTATTAATTTGATCTTCGTTTAGACCTATAACCACAGGTGGAGATGGCAGTTGCCCACTGTGAGAAACTTGTGTTGCCTGAAATGCTTGATTCATTACAACAAATCCCTCGTCTGTTTCAACTTTGATTTCGCCTGTTATACAATACCCACTAGCATCACAACTAGGTAATAGTGTTACCATTGAGCCACCGATCTCATCTACAACCATAATAAAGTCTGTACCACGCACAGATATAGTTGCACTTGGTGTGCGTACTCTTACATTTTGTCTTGAGTTTTTAGCAATTTGACCACTTGCATAACGCACTGTACCTAGTGCCGCTCGCATATCTAATTTACCCGTGCCTGATGCCGGGTCGTATACAAAGTCGTCTATGACTAGTATACTGTTATCGATAACATCTACTCTAGTTTCATCAATGAAGTCTAAACGCATCTTTCCACGTTTAGTCCTAGCTGTGTCCATTGCTTCGAGAGGAATGCCTTTAGTATCACCAATTACATTGCTCTCACGTACAATCTCACCAGAGCCTTTAAGCTCTGTCACTGTGCCGATTTGTGCAGCAGCTTGTGAATTCAAAGCCAAGAGGCCGATGACTACTAGAGCGAAGACTTTCATCTTAATCTCTCTGTGTTATATCTACGTCTTGACTATCGCCACTAAATGTTGCTTCTATTGTACTTCCGTCAACACCGCTTTGTGTAATATCATATGTACTACCGCCGCCTGTAATGTTTAAATTAATAGTATGACCGTCTAGACTTGCACCGCCGCTTGAGTTAATAGTAATAGCATTACCTTCGTCGCCTGCTGCACTTGTAGTTGCTAGTGATGCACTATTGTCCGATACTACAGTAACACTAGCATCAACACCGTCGATTGTAGTGTTTAAAATATTATTGTCACCGTCGATGTCAAACGTTAAAACACTACCACCTGCATCAGATGTTTCACCAATGTTAAATGTATATGTGTTGTCGTCGCCATCGCCATCAATGTCTAGTTGTACATCTTCACAGTTACCTGATCCTGCTGTTCCTAAACTATCACAGTTTAATGTTACAGCATTTGAATCTCCAAAGAAATCCCAAGTTCCTGTGTAATCAGCACCATTAATAGTAGCAGCAATAGTATTAGTATTACCTGTTTGTGTAATACTGAATGTCATATCGTCGCCGTTAATTGTGAAGTCAGTAGTTGAATTACCGATTTCGTTATCTGTCCCGTCTTGTACGATATCTAAGTCTAAGTTGTCTCCAACCTGAGTAATGTATATATCATTAGCCAGAGCGACTGTAGACGTTAACAAGAAAGGTAATATGTATAAAAGTTTTTTCATTTTTAATTGCCCTCGACTTTCGTCTTATTGGTTATTCATCATCCTTTGTTGGTACACATAAGTCATCAGCACTGCAATTTAATCTTGCATCTGGCCATTTCTTAAGAGCTTCCTCTAGTACTAATGGCCTTACTTCAGGTAACTTACCTGTATACGTTACATCTTTAAATTTCCATAATCCACTGTGTTCGCCCTCGTGAACCATTTCAATTACTCCTTGTTCTATCGCTGCTCGTACTGCATAGTTAACTGGTTCGTTAACACTGTAGCCGGTTTCAGCTTCTACAAGTTTTGTACCCAAGTCAAAAAACTTGAATATGTCCGCTCCGGACCTATAGCTCGCGATTGTCTTTTCGGTTGCTATACTCATTAGCACTTTCCCTGTGCTAACACTTACTAAACGCATTACAACAGTTACAGTATCTACCCTGTATTCTGTTTGAGCACCGACACCTAAGTATCTTGCTCCTACGCCACCTACTGCTGTGTTGCTATCATACCCGACAATTCCTCCTTCAAGTATAAGCCCTGCAAACAACATCGGCTTTAACGGTGTAGGACCGTTTGGAAGTTCTTTTTCATAAACTTCTCGTGTACTTCGAATAAGTTGACGTTCTTTAATCAAATTATCCATACCCACACGCTCTACAACTTCAAACCAGACGCCGTTACCTACATCTTGGAGTGCCTTAATAACCCATACTTCTGAGCCCTGAGTTACTGCACTCGACAAGTTGGCGATATTGTCCGCCGGCTTACGCTGTCCTGTTGCATCTCTGAAACCATAAACAGCGATAGTAATCTTTGGTCCATCTATTGCGGGGACCGCCGCAAGCCTATCTTCAATCGGACTAACTTGTACTACAGGCGATACATTAGTACTTTCTAATACTTGGAGACTCGGATTGACCGCGCATCCTTGTAAAAATAATATCCCAATTCCTATAGTTAAAAGCGTCTTTATCATTCGCATTAGAAGTTAAACTCCCCTGCGCCTGGAATTGTGATTTCGGTTATACTACCGTCCTCACCAACGATTGTTAAAGTAATAGTGCCTGATGTTGGATCTTTAACCCAAGTAAGTGTTGATCCTTCAATAGTTGCTGTGCCTGTATTAGTGCAAGTATCTCCACAATCGGCAAACATAGCGTCTACCATTTGTTTACTTAGATTAGCATAAATTCTACTTTCAACATTTCTAAGAAATTTGTTTAGTGTAGTATTTTCTAATTCACGCTCTAACCTGCTTGCCTCTGCCTCTGCTGCCTTACGCAAGTCTTCTTTACGATTATGTTGTAACTGTTCTACACTTAGTACGTGTGTAGAATAGCCATTCCCGTAATGGAAAGCTGGAGATTTAAAACCCCATACCATATCAGCATTCGCTGAATAAGGCATTGCTAGTAGTATTGCGATCATACCAAATATTTTTTTCATAATAGTCTCCTGATACTGTATTTATGAAGTATCGATACTAAAGTTAAATATGTTGCAACATTACTTCTGTATTTATCATTTGGTGTAAAAAATTTTACACCTAGTTAATAAAAAATAAATATATTATGAACAATACAATATCAGAAAAAGAAATACAACGCAATAGAGAAGAACAAGACGCTCTTTGGAAAATATGTGGAGAGCTTGCCGAATATCACGAAGAACTTAAATATCAAACTGCTTTGCCCGATGAGGTAGAAATGTTAGAACGTGATAGAATTAGTGATGCACTTGCAAAGACTGAAGGGAATCAATCTAAAGCTGCTAAACTATTAAAAATAGGTAGAACTAATTTAATTGCTAAAATGAAAAAGTACGACTTTCCGTTTATTTCTTCCCAATAGCAAAAGCCATCTTGCCGCCGACACGTGAACTGTAGTAGTTCTTGCCGCCTTCAAGTAATACCTTGCCTGAGAATGTTGGTGGATAAACTGCTTTGAATTCACCTAGTACAGCATCATCACCTCGTTTGCCCATCTTAGTATACAATTGAATAATGTCGGATTGATTTAGTAGTGCAATAGCACCTTTTGAAAAAGTGTCTTCGGCGTTAATAACTTTTGCACAAGTCTTACTAGCTGCACTTAATAACGCATACCCTGTGTTAAAGCCTTTTGTTTCTAATTTAAATGCAAACGGTTCGGCAATCTTTTGTGCTTGTGGACTCATACCATCTAAGTCACTTTTACCTTCTTTGATGTATTTCTTAATTTCTTCGTTTAAGGTATCGTCAATACCTTCGATGCCAAGCATTTTACCAACTTCAATTGGTCCGTCATATTGACTATTTTCAGCGATAGTGCTTACTAACTGTGCAGCAAATTCTGCTACTCCGCCTTTGTTTAGAATTTCGTTACCATTTTTACGTGCCTTAAGAACTGCATCGTGTAAGTTTTTTGAACTTGCAGCAGCACCTTGTCCGCCTTTTGAACTAATACCAATTTGTGCGCCATTAGGTGCAATCATAAACGAGTCACATAGAGCAGCGTTCATTGCCATTGGCCAATAAACTTCACAGTCTCTCCATTCAGCACCGTCTGCTAGTTGCTGTCTAGCATCTTCTGCTTGACCTTTAATAACTCCGCCCATTAGTGCAACTGGTTGCATTACTTCTCCAAAGTAATCACGAATGGCTGCTTGTTGATCGTACATCTGTGGAAATACAATTCCGCCGCGACCTTGTGCTAAATTTTGTAGTGCTTCTTTAAATACGTTTACAACTTGTTCTTCCGAATTTTTTTCAACAGTGTTGATAATACTATCGACACCCTTAAATCTATTTTCAGTTCTAATTAAATGCTGTGGGTCAAACCCTGATGCAAACTTCTTTGCACCTTTAGTTTGTAATGCCCAGCCTGGAGGAGTTTGTTTGTTTGCCCAACTTCCCATAAGATCAAAACCTACTGACTGCATATACTTGCCCCAGTATACGTGATTGCCGTCTTGATCGTCTAATTGAGCTATACCGAAGGAAAGCATATTTTTTGCAGGCTTGTTAACCCATTCAATTTCTACATTGCCGTGTTCTTTCTTAAACAATTCAATGTATTCGTCTCGTGCTTCAGGAGTTTCAAATTTGCTTGTTTGTGCATCTGGGTAAGCAACTACTTGTACAATAGCATATTCTCTACCATCTTGATGTGTAAATTTGTCACCAGCATTTCTGCCAAAGAATCCTTTTGATTCTGCAACTAATTTTGTTCCTACTGATTTAAACTCATTAAAGCGCATTGATTATTCCTAAATGTTTTTAGTATTTATGTTAATTTAGGAAACAGCATATCGCGACAGAACACTTCTACATCTTCTTCCGGCAAGCCTAACGACTTCATAACATTTGGTGTATGTGGATTTTGTTGCTGATTGTGGCAATAGTAATCTTGTGCCGCTTGAACTTCATCTCTGTTACCAGCACCGTCAAACTGTGGTACTTCGTCAAACCAAGCACGTAAATTATTAAGAGCAATGTCAATAATAGCACACGCTTCTTCTTCGTCGCTTACGTTGCCTGCGGCAAGCATTTTATCTGTAAAGATATTAGTTGCCCATTCTGGTAAAGCACGTTGCTTCTTAGGTATAAAGTCTTCAACGCTTTCTTTGTATCCGTCAATCATAATATGATCTACAGTAGCACTTGGACTAAAATCGTGGAAGGCTCCAGTCATTTTATTCTTACCTGCAATAACATCAAAGCCGTATATAGGCGCATCGTTATTAAGCACAGGAAAACAACATACGTGCATCATCCATAAGCCTTTAGACTCACGTGCATCTACAACGTCTATGTGCGCTCTACGTACACTGTCGTTTGCATACACACGGTTAATCCAACTGCCATCTTCTTTATTAAAGTGGTCTAGTCCTGGTTCTGCAATTTCAGTTGCATACTCTTCAAATATGTCAAGTATATCACTCTGACACTGCGTCAGATGGTTCCAAAGTACGCTCAAGGCCTATCTCCATTAGTTGTTGAAATAATTGTGTTGCTGAGTCAAATACCCACTTGGCTTCGTCTGCCATTTCGTCAGTAGTAAGTTCTCTAATTTTATCTTTGATTGCAGGTATGTCTCCGTCAAAATCATACATTCGACCTTCGCCTGGAATTTTCTTTTTTATCATTTGACCGCCACTCATATCTCCCATATACAAAACATAGACGTGGGCCATAAGCGCATTTTTGTCGTGCATTATATCTCGCATATGCTGAAGATAATCAATGGTACTTTGCACCATTAGAGGCTCATTGTCGTGTTTCCACAGTTCTCTAAAGTCTTCTTCAATTAATAATTTACGTGATAAGTTTTGACCAATGTCTGCAAATATACCGTGTGCTCCACACATTGCTTCTAGTAGGTCGTATTTTTTATGTTGATTCCATAAGTATGTTGCGTACAAGTCGGGATGCATTTTGCCACCCATCATTAATTTTGCGAATTCTTGTCTCTCTGCATTTTTGTGATGATCCCAAGTGAGCTCTTTGATTTTGCTCATTCTTCCTCCAGTTTAATCTGCAAGGGGAAACCGTGATTTCTACTTGCGGTTGTAGCTTCAATTGATTTTTGTTCAGCTATTTCAAATGTATATATGCCAGCAACACCTGATCCTTCGTTATGAATGGTTAGTGTGATCTTTTCTGCTGTGTCATTTGTATGTTTAAAAATTTCTGTGAGTACTTTAACTACCCAATCAACTGGTGTCTGATCATCATTAAGTAATACAACTTTATACTTTATTGGTTCTTGTGTTACTTTTTTAATTCTTTCGTCAATTTGAACATCTTCAATAAATTCAGTATTCATTTGTTTCTCCTAATAATTGGGGGAGATATTTCACTCCCCCTAGACTCTTTACTTGCCTTCAATAACCGAACTATCGTTAATTTTAATAGTCTTTGGTTTTAGTGCTTCTGGTACTTCACGTACTAGATGTACATTTAGCATACCTAGTTCAAGTGTAGCATTTTCTACTTCTACGTGTTCAGCAAGTGTAAACTCTCTACGGAAGTTGCGTCCGCCAATACCTTTGTGTAGGTAATTAACATCTTCATCTCCTTTAGGAGCAGTGCCTTCAATTTTTAAGATATTTTTATCTTTTTCAATTGAAAGATTGTCCATACCAAAGCCAGCAACTGCTAATGAGATCATAAACTCATCTTCGTTGATTTGTGCAATATTGTATGGGGGATACCCGTTTCCGTTTGGACTATTTGCAAATCCTCTTTCGAGTTCATTAAACAGTCTGTCAAAGCCAATAGTGGCTCGTTGGAAGTTAGGTAGGTCTAGAGTTGTTAGTCTTGTCATTGTTTTCTCCTTATAATAAGCAAGATTAAATTTAGCACCCTTTCGGCGTGCCAGTTAAATGTAAAAAAGAATCAGTCCTTTCTACACATTTATTTATCACGATACAACTGCAATTATTTCACTTTCGACAATAGTTACATATTCTTCATCTTGATGGGTAAATTTAACTCCACCTCCAAGATTAAACAGTATCTTATCACCTACTTGTGTAGTTGTAGCAATAAATTTATTTCCAGTTTCGTCATAAGCACCAGGACCAACTGATATTACTTCTGCTTTAGTAATACCATCATTAGACGCATTTGCTATAATAATTCCACCAGTTGTTTGTTTTTCAGCTTCGTATGTTTTTAAGATTACTTTATCTTGTATTGCTCGTACGCTCATATATTAATTTCCGATTGTGGAGCTTTCGTAAACTCCATTGTGTGTTTGTGTACAACGTACAAATGTTGTACAACGCATTAGATGCTTTAAACGTATTGCACCTGCATATGTACAAGTACTACGCACACCGCCTAGTATATCTTGTACAGTATTCTCTACTGCGCCTCTGTAAGGCACTAAAACTGTTCTACCTTCACTTGAACGATAATCCTTTAATCCGTCAAAGTGTTTGTCGTTTGCACTTTTACTACTCATACCGTAGAACTGCACAAAGCGTTTTTCTTCTATGACTGGAGATCCGTCGTGATTCATTTCGTTTGTAACATAACTTTTAGTAATTACTTCTCCTCCGCCTTCATCGTGTCCTGCAAGCATTCCACCTAGCATCACATAGTCAGCACCGGCAGCATATGCTTTAGCAACATCGCCTGGGCTAGTGCAGCCACCATCAGCAATAATATGCCCACCCAGTCCGTGAGCGGCGTCAGCACATTCCATAACGGCTGACAACTGCGGGTATCCAACGCCTGTTTGAATACGTGTTGTGCAGACCGAACCCGGTCCAATACCAACTTTAACAATATCTGCTCCTGCAAGGATTAGTTCCTCAGTCATTTCTCCAGTGACTACATTACCTGCTATAATTACAATGTGCGGATAACGTAATCTAAAGTCCATAACAAAGTCACGGAATCTTGTACTATATCCATTAGCAACATCGATACAAACGTATTTTAGATTGCCGTCTGCTTGTTCGTATACTTCACGAAACTTTTGTTCGTCTTTCTCTGTAATACCAATGCTCATTGCTACATAGTTTGTACGTAGGTAATCGTCGGTATCAAAGAAATTAACAAGGTCTTTTACACTATAAGTTTTAACAAGACAAGTCATAATGTTTTGCTTGGCAAGTGTGTCTGCCATTTCAAACGTACCAACTCCGTCCATATTAGCAGCCATAATAGGTGTGCCGCGCCAGTGTCTATACTCTGTGTTTTCAGGAAACTCTGGTTTGTAATTACGGAAAGTAAATCCACGTTCTAAATCTACTTCTTTACGACTACCTAGTGTTGAACGCTTAGGACGTATAAGAACATCCTTGTAGTCTAATTTTACGTCTTCTTCGATTCTCATTGTTTCTCTCCGTAATTAAAACTTATTGATATTCTATCAGTTTCACTAAAGTTACCTTGTACACTATGTTTTAACCAACTAGGAAAAATATATAATGCATTTGTTTTGGCAGCATACGTTGCTCTAGTACTAGTATAATATGTTGCCTGTGCTATATCTTGAGGTATATGATATTCAGCACCGTCATTTCTTTCAAACTGAATATTGCCTTGATTATCACCTGCTTCAACATAATAGACGCCGCTTAGTACGCTGCCTACGTGATTATGCAAATGATTGTAACTACCAGGAGGATTAATGTTAATCCATAGGTTTTGTATTTCTAAATTTTTCATTCCTACTTGATTTGCACAAGTATTCATTTCGTCATTTAAAAGTTTTACAAGGCGGTCAACAGCGTGACATTCTCCGCTTTTTATATCTTGACTTTGAAAGCCACCAAAGTTACTAATAGTGCGACCTTTATTTTCTTTTTGCTTATTGTAAGCAAAAGACTTAACTTCGTCGTTATCAACTACGTGTATAACCGAACTCCAGATTACACTAGGAAACCATAGTTCCGTGTGCATTGCCATTGTTTAATGCCTTCTATTTTTCTTAGCGGATGGTGCTGGTCCCCATCCTTCTGCTTCCATAGTTTGTACTTTTTTAAGCCAACGTTTACGTCCGGCAGCTTTTGCTTTAGCACGTTTTTCACTGGGCTTAATGTATTGCTGACGGTCTCTGACTTCTTGGACAACTCCAGCTTCTTGGACTTTCTTTTTAAAAATTCTCAGTGCTTTATTAAAGTCACCATTTCGAACTTCTACAGTAAGTCCTTTCTTTTGATCGTCGGATCTTTCAACCCTTCGATTATTGTTGTAGTTACGCTTCAAACTTATCTCCTGTTATTTGTTCATACATCCAATCAAGGTTGTATATTCTGTTCGTACTTAGTATATTATACACTAGGTTCTCACCCTTTGTCAACCAGAAAACATTTGAATATCCTAATAGATGTGAAACTATATCAATGTGTTTTGGTGAAAAATTGTCTATGTCAAGAATAACATAGTTACTTCGATGTACTATGTCTAACAACCATTTGATTTCCATTTCACTATCTGATTGTTCATACATATATACATTAAGATCTTGATCAAAGTTTTCAATTAAATTTTGAAACTGTGACTTAGTATCGTCAGTTGGATACACTAATGCAAATGTTAAGTTATAGTTGTTTAACTTATCGGGTGGTGTAATTAAATTTATTTTGAGTTTTTTATCGTGTTCCATATAGAGCCATTTTTTTGTTCTTCATTCTGTATATAGCCCTCTTGTGTTTCTTTTTTCTTCTGAACTGAACCTTCCTTAGAAATAAAGTTCTTACTTTCTACATACCCTGCCCAAGGTAATTCGTCAATTTTGCCGTTGATGTATAATTGTTTAAAGAACTTTAATGTTTGATTAGGATTGTCATCCTTCCAACGTTGTTTAGCATCACTCCAAGTTTTATCTTCTTCTTGTTCGTCTAGTTCTTTAACTCTTACGTCTTTTAATTCTTCCGAAGATTCTACTCTTTTTTTTTGAGGTTCTTCGTCGAACTCTTTGTCTAGTGTTTCTTGATCAACATCTTCGAATTTTATTTCTTCTTCTTCCTCTTGAGGTGTTTCAACAGGGTCATTATCAGGAGGAATGTTGTCAACTATTGCTTGCGCTCTTGCTTGTTCGTATTTACGAAACTCTTCTTGCCGAAGACGCTCACCGTTGTCATCTTTAAGTTGTTTACGTCTAAACTCAAAGGTATATTGTGATGCAATTAGTAATAGAACTGCTAATGGATCAAACACAAAGATAATAATTATAATTACCCAACGTACTGCTTCTTCAAGCATATTGTTGTTTGCTTGTTCGCCATAGACAAACTCAGCAATATATTTAATAGGTCCTACTTCTGCTTCTAATTTTCGATATTCGCTTTCTAGTCCTATTTTCTCTTCTGTTAGTGTTTCTATCTCAGAAGATGCTGTTCGAACACGCTCTAGTTGTTCGTCTATGTTCTTTTGGATCTCTTCTTGATTACTAGTATCGCCTAACTGATCACGCAATCTATTAATTAATAAATTAGATTGTTCAATTTGTCTATCAGCATTATCACGTAATCTTACTATTTCTTTACGTGCCGCTTGAACTGTTGGACTATTGGCAGCGTCTTGTATTTTAGTTAGCCATTCAGCACGTTCTGCCTGCTTTGCTTCTTTCCAGTCGCCAATTTTTTCTGCTGTCTTTTTACCAAAGATGCCGTCTGCACTAGCACCAATCATCTGCTGTGCTTTTTTAACTTCACCGTTGTCTACATAACCTTGTAGTGTTGTTAAGTCTGCATCTATTTTATCTAATTCGTTTTGAAATAATTGTGTAACACCTGCAATGATTTCATTTTGTTCTGCAATAGCAGGTTTAATTCTTTGGTATGCTGTATCAATACGTTCTTGTTCTTTATCAATCTGACCTTGTACATTTTCGTCAGCACCTGTTTCGCTTGACTCAAGTTGACGCACTCTATTTTCTGCACGACCAACAATACCTAGCTGCCTATCAATTTCATTTTGTATTGTTTCAACTCTTGCAATACTTTCTTCACCTGCACTAGTTTGTTCAATATGTGCTTTTGACAAGAAGCCAAAAATACCCATTGACGTAATAAGCATTAGTACAAAAACTGCTACACTTAAATAAGTTCTAAGCCACCAAGCGGCTTGTTTCCAATATTTGTGCAACCATACTGCTGTGACAAGTTTTCCAATTTCTAGTACCCCACCCATAATCATAATGGGAACGGCCGCCGCCGCAAAGATTGCAACCAATCCTGCAACAGAGTAGTATATTGCCACTGCACTAATTGCTAAGGCAGTGATGAGAGTTAGTATAGCTAAGAACATATACTATTTAACCTGTTTAATGTGGTTCATTATATAGCCTTATATTCCTACCCAGCGCCATTCGTTCTGTGTACCACTACTTTGACAAGCAGTTTCTTCAAAATGCCGTGATTTACCTTTAACCGTAATCATACTATAAATTACACGGCAGTAACCACTGCTAATAGGATACCCGTGTACTGCTTTTACACTACCTTTAGCAGTGTTTTCGTACCAATTGTATACTATCCCATAGTCGCTTTCTAATGCGGCTTGTACTGCACTATTTTGCTTACGCTTTTGCTCGTCTGTTAATGTATGCCTTGACCAATCTAAAACGTCAATTATAAAAGTAACCGAACTTGCACCAGGTGAATAGTTTGATTTCGCACTTCTGTTAATACTTTCACTTTGTTGCGGTAAATGACCACAAGCAGTGATGCTACTTAACAGTGCCGTTAATATTAAGAATTTCCCAACTACCGTCAAGTTTCTCACAACGTACTCCTCTTACTTCTACTGTTGTATTCCATCGACGTTCAGGGTAAAAGAATTCTTCACACTTGCTATCGATGCCTGCTCTTGCAATTTGCATTTGTTGTCCAGGTCTGTCAGTGCATTGTACAACTGTTGCACTACCGACACTGGTATTACCCTGTTTAACTATTGTTTGATCAGTATAACAGTATTGCGGAGTATAATCATATTGATTGTTACTCGCACAACCTGATAATGCTAATACACCAATACTAGTTATTAGAAGCAATTCTCGCACTTGCATTCTCCGCTACTAGTGAATCAAAAACTGCCTTAGGCATTTTAAGTTTTACAAACGTATAATGCTTGCCAGCATAGATATAAGTGCCACGCTCTTCTTCAAGATGCTGTGTAATTGCTGTGTTTCTTACTGTGTATGCAATAGTTGTACGTGTAGTTTTTACATCGTTTACAAAGTCTAATTTTGTTTCACTGTTAACTTGTCCGTTAACACGCTTGGCAAAGTTATTCATTGCGATTGCGTACATTTGTTCTTCTGCCGCTTGTTGGTGAATACTTTCGCCTGCGCCACACGCATAAGCAAATTCTTCTTTCCACCAAAAGTAGCCTTCTGCACCTGATTGGGCGCAACTTGCATACCATTTAGGTTGTGCGTATGAATCACGTTCTGCGATTTCTACAGTTGAACAAGCCCCTAATCCAATTAGTAGTGTGCTTGTCGCGATTGCCTTTGTTAAGCCTTTCATTTATGCCTCCATAAATTGTGTTATTGTTTCATTACTCTAAAAGTATACAATGGTTCTATGTTAAAGTCAACCAGTTTTGGTAAACTACTTGTCCCAACGATAAAAAATGTGTACACCAATTCTACCAACAAGTGTAAAGTGCCTTGCCCAACTAGGTGATACATATTTTGCGTGATAGTGGGTTGATCCTTCAGTTATACCTACATAGTCTCCAAACGTCATCATATTATATGCTACTTGCTGAGCTTCCACCCAAGCATCCATATTTTTTGGCCAGTCGCTTTTACCATCACAATACCAACTAAACTGACAACGGTTACGTATCATACTGCCGTCGGCATACTGTTTGCCTTGTTTTACCACGTCACAAATTGTATTTGGATAACGAGTATCTTTTACACGGTTTAATACAACATCAGCAACAGACATTCGATCAGCACGATTACTTCCTCGTGCTTCATAATAAATGTTCTGTGCTAGACACCACATCTCTGGTTGTTGTTCTGCTGTAAATAACCCTTTAGCCTGTCCTGCTTGTGCAAAACTTAAACTTGCTAAACAAATTCCAATTACTCCGATTAAATTTTTCATAATTATCTCCTCATCCTTGCAATTTCTTTTGCTTGATCTGTTCCACGCATAACAGGAACAGCATTTGACTTGTGCATTGTAGCAATACCTACAATGAGGTCACCTGTGTATTTGGGAGTCTCTTTCTTAGTACCACCCGAACAACCTCTATTAAACGTTCCTGCTTTGATTGCTTCTTCCATTGAAGACTTAATTACAGGTCCATCTCTACGCCAACTAGTATCAGGAGTGTAAGTACCTCTATCTCTCTTAGGTGCTTTGTACTCGCCGCGAACATATGCAATATAGTCGTCTACTGTGTCGTACTGTAATGAGTGATTGTTTGCTCGACGCATTGCTTTGTTATGCTTACGCCATTCGATAGTATATCTTTCGATATCTTTTTGTGTGAGAGCTTTTTTCTTACGCTTCTTAGTACTGATGGTACTAAGACCTCTCGCTAAGTGCATTGTCATTATGTGCCTACCTCGTGCCTATATTATAGTAATACTATAGCACGGGTAGGCTGTAATGTCAATCTTTAGTTTACCAAAAAATTACTTTTTGCTTTCCATTAATTTAACAGCGGCATCGTAATCTTCTTGTGCAATTACACCTTCACGTAATAGTTTAGTTCTATTGGCTAAGTGCTTTAATTGGATTTCTTCTTTGCTTCCACCAAAGTATGCTACAGCGTGTCCTTCTTCAATAAGGATATCTGTTACAAGCTCTGCTGGTTTATTTTCCCAACGCTCTACTTTGAAGTCTCCTAAGATACGTCCAAACTTGCCTTTCATATCTTCTCCCTTACGGTCTTCAGTAGTAATAAGTTTACCACCGTCCTTCATAAGTTCTTTAAGTCTTGCTTTAGCCGCTTCGCCAAACAAGTCTTCTACTTTGTCTCTTGTGCGTGACTCAGGTGTATCAATGCCCATAATTCTTACACGCTCGTCTGTTAGTGTTACACCGAAACCTAGATCAATATCTACATCTACTGTGTCGCCGTCAACTACTTTAATGACTTTTACGTCATATTCATTCTTTTGCATTTTATTTCCCTCGTTGTTTATTCATCTAAGTTTAATGCTTGATCGCCCCATTCTTCCATTATAAACTCTCCAAACGCTGTTCCAAAGAGCCACATTAAAGTAAGAATAATTAATCCTATACATATTATAAGTGCCCATACTAAAATTTGTATTAGTATATGCTTGCCTTCTGTCCAATGTGCTACTTTTTTTATCTTGGCTTTAACGCCACCTAGTAGATAGTTGCCTATTACAAAACGTGCCAATCTCATTACGATTAGGATAGGCGAAGATAGTACATCAAACAATATTAAAAACAGGTCAACACTTGCGTCTATAATGTTGTCAACGTTAAACCATTTGCGTAATTTATCTCGCATTGCCCTGCCCTTAATATGCTAACATTATTTAGTCATAAAAAAAGGGCCACGAAGGCCCTAATTTATGCTGTTGCAATTAATTAAAATGCAACATTAAATGTAACTTCAATTTGTTGTTCAGCTTCATTTAAATCTTGATCCATTTCGTGTCTTATTGCGACAGCAAAATTAGATCTTTCAGATACTGGAAGTTCTACTCCCAGTTTAGCATAAGAATCAATTCCTGATATGTTTAGGAAGTCGCCTTCATATGAAACCCAGTCGTAACCAGCTTCTACAAATGGAACAACTTTACCAACTGGTACTTTAACACCAACGAAAGGACTAATACGTACTTCGTCTTTAGCATAGTTATCACCTAATGTGTAGTGAGCTTCGAAAGATGCATATGGAGTCGCTCCAGGCAGTGAATAAGAAACACCTTTACTTGCTGTAAAACGGTAATCTTCTAATCCATCTTTTTCAATATACTGAATGCCTAAATCAATTGGTCTTCCGTTTGTGTTTATACCAAACACTATTGAATCATCTGCAAAATCAAAATTTGATCCTGTGAAAAGACTTACTCCAAACTTTTCTCCTTGTGCATTAATTGCATAAGAGTGACTATCAAAATCTTCTGCTGAAGCATTGCTTACAGAAAAAGAAAGGGCCAAAACGGCCATCATCAATAAATTTTTCATAATAATTTTCCTTAGTTATATTATTTTTGTTTTTTTGTGCATTGCACATTCAACTTATTATTTATGAATCTTGAGTAATAATGTAACAAAAAGTGAACTAAAATTAAAATAAAAAAAGGCGACACAAAGCCGCCTTAGTTAATTATGTGTTTAACTTAGAATGCAAAAGTTGCTGTTAAAGTAACTTCTGAACGTTCTTTTGCTTCTAGGTTGTATGCTGTGCCTAGTTCTAATTCTAAAGCATCAGTTGCCATATAGCTTGCGCCAAGGTCAATAGTTGGCAGGTGATCAAATTCGTCGTCTAATGTGAAGCCGCCTGCATTGTCATATACATTTAATGTTGTTGCCGCTGTTAGATCAAGACCTAAAAAAGCATAACCTAATTCTGGTGTTAGTTTAATTGTTGTTGTTTCTGCATCCACTTTGTATTGTGCTTCTGCTTCTGTGTTTAATGTTAGGCCTGTTGAGCCTAAGTCTGCTGCCATTGCAGGCGCTGTAGCCATTGCGGCTACCATTGCTAGTACGATTGTACGCATTTTGGATTCTTCCTTATAATTATTTTTAATGCGAGCGGGGTGGGTTTTTGTTGCTCACTAAGTAATTATAGCATTCTACATATTTTTTATGTAGTTAAGAGCGTATTTTAACAGATCTGTAAAAGATAAAAAAAGAGTGTTACATTGCTGCAACACTCTTTAATGCTATGTTTGGTAACAAGGCCTAACTACCTTGTAACAACCCTTAGGCTGCTAGTGCGAAGTTTTCGTTTGCTTCTATTTGTTTTCTTGCGATAACCGTGCTTGCGCCGGACAACTCCACTTACCTATTAAACACCTGTCGATCCTATTTCGACCCCATCATAAACACACTACACACAAGTTAGACGCTTGTTCCTTAGAGGACATTGCAGTGCGCTTATGGTGGAGTCGCCGGGTACCGCCCCCGGGTCCAGTATGTCGTTGAGCTTGCTTCAACGTTGCAGTATTATTTATACAGTCATCTTATGTATTTGTCAACCTAAGATTAAGTCCATTGCAAACTTTCTATCTTCTATTTCTTCGGCAGTTAAGCCTTTATCTTTTTTAGGTTTAATTGGTTCTAGCCAAGTGTCTGCAATATATGCACGTGGTGATGGACCGAGCATAATGTTTAGATCTTCTGCTTCAATCCACCAAAAGTTATCTGTGACAGCAGCCTGGCACATCATTCCATTAAAATGAAAATGTGTGCCTCTTTCAAAATGACCAATAAATTCAGCAACTTTTACAATGCGTCCAATGTTCTCAGGATTAACACTATATTTTATAACTGCTAAATCACCTTGTTTGCACTTCATCTTTGCTCGCTTCGTATTTTAATATCATTACTGACAGTTCATCTGACTTACATAGCCATCCAGATTCATTTACAACGAATACATCTCCGGGCTTGTATAGATAATGTTCTTTAGGTGTGCCGTCCTTGGCAACTCCCATTACTTCTCCGGGCCATTCACCTTTAATTGTAAAGCCATTGGGCCCACTTTCTACAGTGTAGTCAAGCCACAACATCTTGAGTTGCCCTAGCAGCTATTTCTGCACTTGGGTTTCCTATATATTCAAAATATCCATTTGGACCAACTCTAAACTCTGAGCCGATTTCAATTTGAACATCGTCGATTACGAAAAACTTATCTTCTAAGTCTTTCTGAGGTAAAATTCGAAATCCGTTTTCAAATTTATGTAGTACTAGGTTTTGGTGTAACATTTTAATCTCCTAATAATAACTTTGTGTTACCTGCAATAATCATACAACACGTTACAACGTGAAGTATAATCCAGAAAGTTCTAAAAGCTAGTGCCTTCATTACACTACGTTGAGTGATAGGAAGGAATTCTGGCTTGTCGTCGTCAGTAAGCCCAATGGGCATACCTACAGTGCGAGCCCAAGTTCTGAGCCATCGCCTTTGTCCGCTCATTACATAGCGTTCTTTTTTTCTTGGATTTCTTTACGGCGTTCTTTTGTAAGTTTGCCTAAATCACCAAGTGCTTTTCTGGCTCGTGTAGCCGCGGCTTTTACGCCTTTAGATTCAAATGTTTCGTGTTCTGCTAGATAGTTGTTAAATGCTTGTACGATTTCGTCGTGATTTGCCATTATACTTCTCCTTTTTTGTTAATGTAATTTTATTTAATAAACGTGTGTTTAAGGGGTCTTAAATGTGGTTTTTAAGAATTAGCAAAAACATTGTCAGATCCAGTTTTTGCAGAATTAGGAACCCACGAACCGTGACCACCAGTTGCATCACCTTTACGGTGTACTGCTATGTTATTTGCAAATACATTGGCACTGCCTGCATCTGCTGGATCACCACAAACCGTAGTATCTCCTATCCTTACAGTTGCTTCGTTATTAGTAAACACATTAGGAGATCCTTCGTTATAACTGGTTTGATGATATGGTCCAGGACTAGGTGAAGCGTGTCCTTCGTGTACGTCTACGTTTGTTCTTACTACTTCAGGCATTATAATCTCCCTACAACTACTTCGATAACTCCTTCACCGTCTGTAGTTTTATCTTCAAGTGCCTTGCCAATTATTGCTCCGCCAACAAAATGACTTGCTTCTGCATATCCTTTATATTTACTAGATATCATCATATCACCTTTTCTAACTTGACCCCATACCTTACAAGGTACTCGACCTGTTAACGCTACTGCAACTCCGTCTATTTCTGAGTTCATTAAGTAAGCAGGATTTTCTGATACAACTCCTGCTACTTTTGTAGAAGCATATTCTGATATAGTTACTTCAGCTTCTCCGCCAAACTGTAAAACAGTTCCAACTTCATACTCAGCATCGCTGGTATATTTTTCTGCTAAGTCAGCAAAATTAGCTGTAGTTGCATTACCAGAAAATGTTGTTGCTTTAAGTGTCGATGTTGATGGAACATAACTTAAACCAGTAGTTAAAGTATCGTCCATTTTTAAACTTTTAGATCCAGTACTACCAGAAGCAAATACTGGATAGAATGTGGCGGCATTAGTGCGGTCTTCAGTTACTGTTATTTGTGTTGATGCCGCACTTCCTGTTAGTGTAATTGTATTGCCGCTTTGTGTTGCTGTAACAGTACCTGAACCTGCAATAGTAACTGTACCACTAGTTTCGCTTCCGCTTATACCTACACTAGTTACAGTATTAGTATCTGTAAACAATGCATTTGCTGGTACTGCTGTTTTAACATTATCGAATGCCCAGTCTGAGCTAATACTTGTAGTAGTCGCACCATTTGTAGGAGTACTACTAATGGCTCTAAATGTATTAGTATCTGTAAACAATGCATTTGCTGGTACTGCTGTTTTAACATTATCGAAGGCCCAATTAGAACTAATACTTGTTGTAGTTGCTCCGTCAGTAGGTGTATCAGTTATAGCTCTTTGTGTATCCGTCCAAGGAACATTAACATACATTTGGCCACTTGATAATTCGACTGGATAATTCTTACCACTTTCAGTATATCCAATTTTAACAAGTCCTAGTGTTGAATCTGTTGCAGTTGAATAAGTTGTATTTGTAAATGTAAGTTCAGTATTATCGTTCTTCTGCAATGTAAGCGTATTTCCAACAACTTCAGCATCTTTTATAACATCAGCTGGTAATACATATTTGTTAGCATCTGTTGCTCCAGTGTATCCTAAGTCAGCAAGTGTACCTAAATCTTCAATACTAAGCGTTTTAGATGTTACACTTGAAACGTGACCAAAATCGTCAAATTCTATACTTTGAAGAACAGTATCATCAGCAGTATTAGTTACGTCCTGTATAGTGCTTGTAGAATGTGATATTGTTATTGTACCATCTGAAACATTTCCGTTTACATCTATCTTGTCACTTCCTGCAAAAATTACATCTTGATTATTAGTACCGTCAGATAATCTAATTCTAGTTTGATCAGCAGCGGCATCACCTGTATCATTAGTAAGATTTAGTGAGTATTGAGTATCAGTACCACTTATAGTAATTGTATTTGCGTTTTGTGTAATATCAACGCTGCCGCTGTCTGCTAGTGTTATTATTCCAGCAGTTTCACTACCACTTATACCTACACTAGTTCTAGCAATACTAAATGAACCACTAATACTATTATAACTAATATCGCCTGCACCAGTAAACAATGCTCGTATATCAGCGTCTGTTCGTTGTGCATCAGCACTAAATGAAAATACTCCAGTAGTATTGTCGTATGATAAATCTCCAGTTGCACTAAGATCTGTAAGTGCAATAAAATTTGAATCGTTAGATATTTCACTAACTGCTGTTGGAATGTCGCCGCCAATAAATTGTCCAGTTGCACTATTGTATGATACGCTGCCACCGCCACTAAATTGATCTCTAATATTAGCTGGTGTTACTCCAGTGTGTGTAAACACTCCTGTTGAACTATCATATGCTAAAGAACCATAACGAATACCGGCAGTATTTGCAGCACTAATAAACCCTCGTACATCGCCAGCACCAACTTCTCCTGCGGTAAAACTGATTACGCCAGTTGTGTTGTCGTAACTTATATCGCCACTTGCACTAAACATTTCTCTAATGTCAGAAGTTGGTGTTCTTGAATAAGAAAATACTCCTGTATTAGCATCGTAACTTAAATCACCACTTACTCCAACTGCACTTCGAACTTCAGTAAAACTAGGACCAGTATATAAAGCAATACCAGTTGCACTACTATATGTTAACGATCCTAGATATGTTTCATCTTCATCACTTGCTGTTTGTGTAACTGCTATTGAACTTCTTGCATTAGAAGTAGTAAACTTTGATATGTTAAATTGTCCAGTGTTAGCATTATATGATAAGTCGCCTCCAGCACTAAACAAACCACGTATATCTTGATCTGTTTTTTCGTCAAATTCTATTTCACCAGTAGCCTCATTATAAGTAATACTACCTGTTACAGTAAATGCACCACGTATCTCGTCTATACTAATACCGGTGTATGTGAATGCTCCATTAGTATTATCGTAACTAAAGTCTCCATATCTATCGTTACCGTCACTAGTAGTAACTGCACTAAAATGCGCTCTTACTTCTGTTGCACTAGGTCCAGTGTAGGTAATTACACCTGTTAAGTTATCATATGATAAACTTCCGTCTCCACCAGCATCAGTTGCACTAATAGCTGCTTGGGCTCTTGCGTCTGTAAAATATAAATTTGTAGGTGTTACACCTTCGTCAATATTATCTGTTACTAATGTTATACTATTGTCTACGTTTGCACTTAAACTATTAACTTCAAATGTTTTACTATTGGCATAAGATTCAACATAATCTTTGTTGGCTGCATCTGTTCCACTAACTGGTGTCCCAACTCTATTAATTAGATTAGTTGCCATATCAAGATTACCAGTCAACGGTTGTGTTGCTGTTAAGTCTAAATATCCTGGTCCAATTTTAGCAGGAACAACTTGCCCGGCGTGTGTAAGTCCTAGCCTTCTGTTTACATAACTGCGAACTGCACTTTCTGTTGGTACAGTATCACTAGCATTATCAGTCATTGCATCGTCAGTTGAGAATTCACTAATTGCAACACCACGTTTAAATCCAATGCCGTCTAAGTTTGAAAGAGCAATACTTGCTGAGAATGTAACCGTACCTGTTCCTTGATCAACTTTAAAATAGTCACCAACTCTAAAGTTACCATCTTGGTCAGTGGTTACATAGAACACACGACCTTTTCCTTCTTCAACTACTTCTTTTGCTTGTTGAGCAGCAAATTCTGGTGCACCATATATTTCGTTTGGATAGCTTGATGTTTGGTAACTACCAGTACCGATACTAAGCAAGTCGTGACCTGTAACTCTCAGCGTACTAATACCTACAGTAATTCTAGCAACAGTATCTGCAGGAACACCAGCTCGCATTGTTGGAGCATCAGGGTATACACCAAATGATCTCGTTAGTGCAGGTGTTACGTCTACTTCTGCATAAAGTTGTCCTGTAGTTGCTTTATCTCTATATGCAGTTATTTCGTGTATTGTCCCGTTGAAACCAAATTTATATGGTTTACTATTGGCAATTGCACCTTGTATTCTCGATGCTTCATTAGCGTCAAAGTCTACGTCTAAACGTAAAGTAGTATCACCGACTTGTCCAGATCCTGCAACACTACCTGCTGTATCGTCTAGTACTAGTTTAACATAATCATAACTTTCACGAAGTGTAATACGTGATTCGCCTTCGGGCAATCCTACAACATCATATGCTAGTACACGGTATACTTTATCTGGATCATCGTCATAAACTAATGCCGTACTAGGACGAGTTGGATTAACATCAATAATGCCGTCATATTTAACAACTTGATTTGCCCGAATAACAGCAGATGTGCCGTCGGTAATATCTACTTGTATACCAGGATTGTCTGGAGCACCTTGAGCAATGTTTAGAGAGTAAACTTGAGGATTTGTTCCATCAATTGGAGTTATATTTGTTACTTCATATCTGTTTAGGTAAACCGGATCACCATTCATATCATTAGCGCCATTGTGATCAATTTCTATTTCACTTACGTTAAATGGTGCATAGTCTGGATTGATAATATATATTACCGTATCACCTCTTTGATTAGGATAATCTCCGGTTGTTTTTACTGTAGCAATTTGTACTACATCTTCTGCTACAAATACTTGGTCGCTTACTTCTAACGGATCACTACCTTTGGCAACAAGAGCAAAGTCACCGTATGCTGTTGAACCGTTTAGTGATCGTATGTCTGAACCATTCTCTGCTAGATAACTTACGTGATTATAATAACAGAATACACTAACAAGTTCACAACGTGCATTGTTAGTTGTATACACACCGTAACCTAAATCATTAACTTGTGTGAAGTCATTACCGAGCATACTGATATTACCAGCAGTAAGTATTTCTATGTTGTAGGGCACCGTAGGCAACGCTACAGCAGTCTCGTTTACAATTTGATAGTAAGAAAGCTGCCAAGGTGTTGCAGGGTTTAGTAATAGTCTATACTCGCCTGTACCTACGCCAACTGTATCTGCTTTGTCTATTTGAAACCGTGTGCCGTTAATAAAGAAACTTGTTGGAGTTTGTGGTTGTCGATATACATTATCAATAACTATCTCAGTTGTACTGTTTACTTGTTTGATACGTGCATCTAGGTTACCAACAAAGCCGTCAATAAACATACCTCCACCAAATAATATGTCTGGTGCTATAGACTTTGAAAAACTTGATGCTGTCTGTGTGTAGGGTGACTTAGTAAGTATTTGTCCTTCTGGATCTAATACTTCCATAAAGCCGCCGTGTCCTTGTACACTGATGTTTCGTATAATGGTTGCGTCATTCATTAAGAACACATCCATCTCGTCATTGGCTTTAGGTGCGTTAAAGTTTCCGTTTATTATTTCTACTACAGAGCCAATTAAATCCTCAGCAACACTTTGTTCTGAACTTTCTAATAATGCACTTACTTGTACCTTTAAATGATTAATTGCCGCGGCAGTTTCTGTAACTTGATCTGCAGGCAACTGACCTTGATATGTAAGAGCTGCAAATAGTGTTTCTTGATATCCGCCATATAGCATATCTAACGCTGTTGCATCAACAATGTAACCTACATCACGTCTACACTTTGCTTCATCGTACACTAAACTAGGATAAGTTGTAGTAATAAAGTTTATAACACTATCTTGTAGTGTGTTTTTTGTTGCCATTGTAGACAACGTTTTGTATGCTTCGTCGTAGTCACCGGGATTAATAGCATATGTATAAACATCATTTGTACGATCAGCTAGATAATGTGCGCCAAATGGATTATCACCAACAACTGCCGGATCTAAGTTTAAGTGTTCAGCACCACGTTTGAATCGAGTGTTTGCCCAAGGACTAGCACTTGCACCCGGACGAGGTCTTATAATGCTACGTCTAAATTCGTCACCTTTGATTGAGGTGTTATTTGGTACCTTAATTGGAAAGTGTTCAAAGTAAACTCCACTTTCAACTCTAATTGTTATTTCAGGATATTCTGTACCAGATGCTTGGTACTCACTATACGGAACACCTGGAATTGGATTACCAAACTTCAATTGTTCGTTAGTTGTAAATGTACCTTCTTCAACTTTTATAATTAACTGATCAGCAGTTTGTCCTGCATTAATATTATATTCTTCAATAATACCTACAGCGCCACTAGTTTGACCAATTACTCTAAATCCACTACGAAGTTCAGTTCGAGCATCTAATTCACTAGCACCTTTGAATATTGCAATATCTTTAAAATCATCAACATCGCCTATTGATACAATATACGAACGCTGTTGTTGTACTTGACTATCGTATGTGATCCATTTTTGGTATGGTCCTAATCCTTTTGAAGCTCTATTAATTACACGTTCGGCTTCTCTACAGGCAGCGTTTATACTAGCAAATGCTGTTCCTGGAGTGCGTCCTCTTTTAACTCCGAATATATTATCATCACGTCCGTTAGGAGAAACAAATAATACATTAGTACTTGTTTGGAAAGGGGTGCTTGCTACTAGATAATAATCTGAGCCATCTGAATATTCTAAACTTTGTGTTGCTGTGTTATATCTAAAAAGGCCACTTGATGCAGTAGGTCTTTCCGCTGTGCCTTGTAAAGTTAGTTCTGTTAGATTGCCTTCATCATCGACTTTTATTTTATCGCCAAATGCAGGCTTGCCCCCTGCTGTTTCGCTATCACCTATATATAATTGATCGTTTTCGGTATCATAGATGACTTCGCCATTAAGTGGCGTAAAAGTTTTTCTATCAGCTGTTGGGCCACGCCTAACAAGTATACTACCGTGTTCTGGATCTGACATCTATTAATCCTCTATTAGCGGACTGTCTGGTCCGTATGTAATGCTTGGATCGTATGATGCTGTACCTGCTAACGGTATAGTACCACCGTCAAAGTAATTTGCTGGTGTATGGCTAAAAGCCTGGCCATCAATCCTTGCAACTTTTGATACATAACCGGGATTAAGTTCGCCGGCATCAACTGGCGGAATATTAAAGAAGTTATTTGTGTCAAATGGAGCACCGCGTCTAATCATACTACAATCCTTTGTAGTATTTATCGGACTAGACGAGCGAGGTGTTAACTTAGTGCTATACCAGTAGTCGTTGACGTATACTGTTTTGCAATTTCTTCTTCAGTCTTTGCAACACAACTTACTGCGTGTGCTTGAAGGACAAATTTAGCATCTGGTGATACTCCAAACATAAACGGTGCTAGTCCTAGACCTTGTTGCTGTGCAATAAGAACCATTGGCTTATGCAGTTTAAATGTTTTATCGTTTTCTTCTTCCAGGCGAGCTACTAATTCTTCTCCTGAAGTTAACTTAAAAGAGACAGTGTCTCCAATTTTGTATGGGGTTTCTAATAACATATTATAATGTAAATCCTGTTCCGTTATATCCGGTGTTGTCAATGTATTCAACCATTTGTTCGTAACCGCCTACCTTTTCATTTCCTACAATAATTTGTGGAAACGTTCTTGCAGTTGGAAACTGTTCAAACAATTCTTCTCTTGTAAAATCGGTGTCTAGTTGTTTGTATTCATACTTGTACTGTCTTGATTCACAAAGTGCTTTTGCCTTTGTGCAAGATGGACAAGCAGGTTTGCCATATATAGTAATCATAAGCTAAATCCTTTTAATGAGTCTTTACTCACATCTTGTTTAATGCCACCGACGATATAGCTTTCAACTTCTGTCTCTTGAGGTGCAACTTGCAATCCTGAGCTAGACAACCAATGCTGTGTCCACGGTAGCGGGTTAGTATTTACTGGGGCATCAAATATAGCATCCATTCCCAGCGCCTTGAGTCGTCTGTTAGCAATGTACTCTACGTACTGATGTAACAATGTATCATTAAGTCCAATCATTGATCCATCTTTAAATAGATAATCAGCCCAATCTTTTTCTTCTGCAACACATTCACGCCATAAGTCGTATACTTCTTCTTCGCACTCTTTAGCAATCTTCTTCATCTCTGGATCGTCTTTGCCTTGAGCCCATAACTTCAATACGTGTGTGCTTAGTGCTAGGTGTTGTGCTTCATCTCGAGCAATCAATGAAATAATCTTTGCAGAACCTTCCATTAGTTTTAATTCGCCAAAAGCAAACGTACACGCAAAACTTACATAAAAACGCAAGCCTTCTAAGATGTTTACTGTTTGCATTGCAAGATATAGTTTCTTCTTGACTTCGTGCATATCGCCTTCGCCGCGATGTTGAAATGCGTCTACTGCATCATTAAATGCATCATAGTGTTTGGTAACACTTTGTGCTCTTGCAATGATCTTTTCATCATCTAAAATAGTATCAAACACTTCTGATGGGTCAGCATACACGTTCTTCATAATGTGTGTATAACTACGTGAATGGATTGTTTCAAAGAAATCCCAAGTAACAATACATCCTTCTAGTTCAGGTAAGGATACGTGTGGCAAAAATGCTAGGCACGGACCACGTCCTTGGACACTGTCAAGTAGTGTTTGATATTTCAGATTAGAAGTAAAAATGTGCTTCTGCTCTGGACGGAAGTTAGCAAAGTCAGCACGATCTTTTTGTAGACTTACTTCTTCTGGTCGCCAAAAATAACCAAGCATAGTTTGATTAAGTTTGTCAAACACAGGGAATTTGAATACATCATATCTCTGTGTGTTTTGATCTGCTCCGAAGAACATATTTTGTTTGGTGAAATCCACCTTTTCTTTGTTAAAAACTGTCTTTGCCATCTGTTTTATTTCCTCTGTCTGTGCTCTTTTATACTAGCGTATCTAGCAGGTTTTGTCAACCACTAAATTGCACACGCCTCACATTCTTCACCTTCGTCTATTTCACCAGGTGCTAACTCTACTTGTTTTTCTTCTTCTTCTATTTCACTTGGATCTTGCTTGTAATCGTAAGTGTTTTGATAATAACTTGTTTTCCAACCAAACTTATACGTGTTTAATAAGTCACCAATCATAACACTCATTGGAACTTCGTTGTCCTCGTATTGTGTAGGATTATAACTCCAGTTGCCACTAATTGCTTGGTCAAAGAACTTTTGCATAACTGCAACAATGTTAATATATCCTTCGTTACTTGGCATATCCCATAGTAAACTATAGTGATTCTTTAGTGTTTGATACTGTGGAACAATCTGCTTAAGAGGCCCTTTCTTGGACTTCTTAACGGACAAGTAACCTCTAGGTGGTTCGATTCCGTTTGTTGCGTTCGACACAACGGAACTGCTCTCCGAAGGCATTTGTGCGGACAAAGTGCTGTGCCTAAGGCCGTGTTCCCTAATCTGTACTCGTAAAGCCTCCCAATCATAGTTTAGCTTGTTCTCCACAATAGTATCAACATCTGTTTTATATGTGTCAATAGGCAAAATGCCATCGCTATATTTAGTACGGTCAAAGTAATCACAAGCGCCACGCTCTTGTGCTAGTTTGTTTGATGCTTTTAACAAATAGTATTGAAACGCTTCTGTTAGATCGTGTACTACTTTCCAGCTTTCTGGGTCTTCATATTTTGTTTTGTTTTTCGCAAGATAATGTGCTAAACCAATATAGCCTACTCCTAAACTACGTCTTGCTTTAGTACTAATCTCGGCTGCTTTAATTGGGTAACGCTGGTAGTCAATAATTTCTTCTAATGCTCTAACTGCTAATTCACATAATTCTTCTAAGTCGTCTAACTGTCTAATCAATCCTACATTAATAGCACTAAGAATACACAATGCAATTTCCCCATCTGGATCATCAATATGATTAAGCGGCTTAGTTGGAAGTGTAATTTCTTGACACAAGTTACTCATATAAACTTTGTCTTTAAACGAACTGTGTGTATTACAGTGATCAACATTCATAATATAGATACGTCCTGTTTCAGCACGTTCTTTAACCAGCGCACTAAACAGTTCCATTGCTGGTACTACTTTCTTTTTAATACTGTAGGCACGTTCGTATTTCTCATACATCTCTTTAAACTTGTCTGCATCGCCAAAGTATGCTTCATACAATCCTGGTACATCGTGCGGCGAGAAAAGAGTTATATCACCACCAGATAACAACCTTTCATACATAGTTTTGTTTAACTGTATGCTGTAGTCTAGTTTACGTACTCTGTTGTCCTCTGTACCTTTGTTGTTCTTTAGTACAAGGATGTCTTCAATCTCTTGATGCCAAAACGGGAAGTGTGTAGTAGCACTACCGCCACGTACTCCGTTCTGTGTACAACAACGTACTGTGCTTTCAAACTTCTTTAGGAAAGGAACGATACCAGTGTGCGCCACTTCGCCACCACGTATTTTCGCATTGACGCCACGTATGCGTCCAGCGTTAATGCCAATCCCCGCACGTTGAGCAGTATACCTGCCGATAGCCATATCACTAGCAAAAATGCTGTCAAGAGTGTCATCACTATCAACAAGTACGCAACTTGCAAACTGACGTACAGGGGTCCTGACGCCTGCCATAACTGGTGTTGGTATGTTGACTTTAAAAAGTGAGGTCGCATCGTAGTATCTCCTTACGTAGTGCATACGTGTTTCTGCTGGATAGTTAGCAAACAATGTTGCCGCAATCATCATATACATATATTGTGGTGTTTCAAAAATTTCACCTGACGAACGATCTTGTACAAGATATTTGTCAACTACTTGTCGCATACCAGCGTAGGTAAAGTTCTCATCACGCTTGTGACGAATATAGCTGTCTAAAGTTTCAATTTCTTCTTCAGTGTAAGATTCAAGTATTGCTGGATCATAAAGACCACGTTCAATATTTAAATTAATTATATCCTTAAATGGTAATGCTGAAAACTCTCCAAATACTTGCTTGTATAGTCCGTAAGTTAATAACCTTGCTGCCGCATATTGATAGTTTGGATTATCTAATGAAATAAGATCGTTAGCTGAACGTACTAAGACTTCTTGAATTTCACTAGTACTCATACCATCATAAAACTGTAAGTTAGCATTCATTTCAATTTGACTACTACTAACCCCGGCTAACCCTTCACAAGCGTGTTCTACTACTTTGTGTATTTTGTTGATGTTAATTGGCTCAGCGCCGCCGGATCGTTTTACGATGTGAATACCGTTAGACATATGTTGACTCCTCGTCTCTAAATTAATTGTTTCTATTTTCATTTACGGAGTATTTATTGAAGCACTGGCATCGAATAAATCGATTGCGAATATAATGCATCAGGCAAGTTCTCCTTTGAAATAACACCATCTTTATAGTTAACGCATATGTCATCTACAAATAACAGATAATGTGTTTCTGCCTTTTTATTGTTTGTACTGATATGTATCTCAAAATTACTACCACTAAACTTGTCTGTTAACTGTAGTGAAAAACACATTCCTAATACGACAGAGAACTCACAGTAGAGATTCTCTTCTAATAACTGCCAAGGATCGGGCCAAGTACTTTGTCCCCAGGGATCGACAGCATATCTAGTTTTAGGTGCAGAAGCGTAAAACTCTACTACATCTAAAAATGGAGTGTTAGAATCCTCAAGAGAAGACCTAAACTCGCTCCAGGTGGCTAACCTTTCTTCATATTTTTTGTTATACATTAAGACCTTGACGTTATAGTGTATGTTAAACTTGGAGGTGTTAATGAGCTTTCAGTAGTTGCATTATTAAATTCAATATATGCAGTTTCTACTGTTGTATCATTTACGTCTCCACTAGTTATATTAACAAGTTTTCCTCTAAATGTCAAGTTAATTGCGTTGCCATTTATGCCATTATCTAAACCTATGAACTCAAAATCATCAGTTACAGATATTTCATCATTTTCTTTATCAATTAATATGTAAAGAGTGCCCCGTCTTGTACCGTTTACCTGTGTTGAATTGTACTGGTAAGGTATTTCAAATGATCTTGATTGATTTGCCGGAAGTCTAAATCCTGTTACCCAGTTTCCGTTTGTACTAATTGGTACAATACTGTGAACAAAACTTTGGCTATAATGAAATAACCCTTCAACTTCTGGAATATATTTTGGACCATCTAAATCTAAGTTTGAGTTATTACTATTAACGTTAGTAACATTAACATAATCTTGATTGTAACCTAAGTCATATGTTCTTTCGAACCAATCTTCAATCGTTTCGTTACCTATAGTATCAAACTTTATAATACTTGATGTTGTAGTTGCACTTGTGCCACCTGCATTACCAACATCAAAATACTTATTTCGCTTAGAAGTATTTGCTGTACCTTTATTAACAATAAAGCCTTGCTCGAATACTTCTTTAAATGTACAATTTTCAAATAGTGTATTGTTAGGACCGTATGCAACACCGTCACCTAATTTATCAGCAAGGTCAGCGGCGTCAGTATAGTCTACTACTGGCATATTATTACCTAAACGCACACCGTTAAGTAAAGTTGAAAATGTAATGTCTCTAAAAGTGTTATCTTCAATATCAAAAGAACTGTTTACACCGTATGCAAATCCTTCAATATCAATATTCTCAAATAAATTTCTTTTTGATCTAACTGCGCCACTAAAGCTCTTAATATTAATACCTATTGAGTTTGATTGGATTCCATCTCCGTCCCAGTACCCTTTTAATTTTAAATCAAAAAAGTGTCCATCTTCAACACTTTGAAGATTGATAGCAGTATTGTAAATATTTGAAACTGCATTTTCGTATCTTAATGTCATTCCTGATATAGAAATATACTTTGCTTGGTTTGATGCACTTAATCCGCTAGTTTCATCATAGTTACCAACAGTACTTGAACCGTTTACTGTAACAAAGATCGGCGAGTTTGCTGTTTGTTCAATAATTGTTTTATCTTTTCCAGAACCAACTAGTGTTGTGTAAGGTGGTATTTTAAGGCTTGAATCAATTTTGTACAAGCCAGGAGCAAGTTTAATAATACGTCTGTTTTCAGGTGTTGTTTTAGTGTTTAAGAATAAGTTATCAATTGCACGTTGTAGTGCAGCCGTTTGTATAACACTAACATCGTTTACTGCACCAAAGTTTGAAACATAAACTTCATCATCTAATCTTTGCTGTAGTGTTTTTCTAACTGGTGATCTTGCAGTAGCACCAGTTTGAATAATAGACTCGTTCTTTCTATATTCATACTGATCTGAGATATCAAAGATATTATCAGCTGAAGTAAGAATTTTTGTATTGCCAACTTGTGGTGCACCTTCGCTTACCGATCCGTTACCAATATAAAGTTCCTGTGAGTCTATTGCCCACCCTAGTTCACCTGAAGCTAATTGAGGTAGATTTGTTTCACCTTTTTTACCTCGTCTAACTTGTATTCTTGATATTTGTACTACAGCCACTTGTTTATCTCCTGCACCTTTATTATGTATTTATGCTCTGTTTGGCTTTCCAAGAGTCCCAAGTTTCAAACTTGCGTATATAATTGCCTTTGTTACTTGCAGGCATATTGCGTTTGTAGTCTTGCCAATTGTCAAAATGTTCCTTGGCTTTAGATACGTCTCTTTGTAGATAGTATCTTGCTAACATACGATGCCTATTGCCTACTTTATGCTCTGAATGACGCTCTGCATTACGTATCTTATCTACACGTTTTCGAATACTAGGATCTTTGTACTGTCCTACTAGTGCGCCGTCTTTGTAATTAGGATTATTTTTGCCAGAAAGATCATAATCAGCTTGATGCTGTTCAGTAATTAGCGAAGCGGCTCCTGCATCTTTTGTATTTCCTAGTTCAATATTATCAAGTATCCACTGAGGAGGGGAGCACCATTCTAACAACGGTGTTAAGTCGTGTTTAAAATAACCCCAATGAACGGTAGCGTGTACTTCTCTAGGAATATTAACTGTGTTATCAGGATGGTCAGGATCAATGCCTAACATCTTACATTTATATCTTTGAATAATATGATGTTTATGCATATTTTTCATAGTATGTATAGACCCTATTGTACCATTCGTTACGCCATTCGTCGTATTCGTGTGGCCATACATCAAACTGTTGATATGTTTCGCCGCCTAGCAACATTCCATCATCTCCGCGGCTACACATAAAGATATGTCCTTCACGTATGTTAGTGCCGTAGATTTCGTTGTGTGCTTCTGCGTATGCTACTAACTGTAAAAAGTAGTTCTGTACATACTCTAGCTTCTTAGGCTTGTTAGTCTGTTTAAAGTCCATAATACACGGATTGCCTTTGTACTTGCCAACTAGGTCTGTTGTGCCTGCGTACAGTTGCGGAACATATAGTGCAACTTCACTGCCCCATATTTCATCTACGTCAACCATTGCATTATCACGTACTTGTTCTGCCATTGCGTGAGCTTTCTTAGCAAATGGGTTACTACCCGGAGTAGGCCACTCGCCAAACTCTATATAGTCTTCAAGATACTTGTGCATACGTGTACCCACGCCTGCGGCTTCCGTTGTAATTTCTCGTGCTTTAGTTTCGCCTACTCGTTTGCGCCAAGCAATAAGTCCTGACTTGTCGCTAGTGGCGTCTAAGATAGTAGTAACGCTTGCTACAGCGTTGCCGTCTGGAGTTAGGTACTTGCGTTTACCTTCAACTTGTTTGCGGCTTATAGGTGCGTAATCAAACGTCTTTGTAATTAAGGACATTCACTGTTCCCTTGTCGTAGTACGGATCTACTCCGCTGTCCTCGTCATCTACTGCTTCAACAATTTCAACTTCCGGTACATTTGCTTTAATAATGCGCTCAACGCCCATTTTAAGAGTTGCTTTACTACCTGCACAACCTGCACAGGCGCCGCTAAGTTCTAACATTAGCTCACCGTCATTATACTCTTTAAAGTTAATAATTCCGCCGTGTCTTGCAACAGCAGGTTTAATCTGAGTTTCGATTATACCTTCTATCTGTTCAATAATTTCTTCATTCGGTCTTGTCATAATGACTCCTTTACTATCTTGTTTATTATACGATAATATTTAATAGTTGTCAAGTGTTATTGGCGTTTATTTGTAGCACGTTTAGCCATTTGACTAACTGCTTTATTACCTAAATCTTGTTGTGGCGCTGCTGTATCCGCATCTGTGTCAGTTTTAAGGGTAATACCGTCTTGGTTAAAGTTTTTAACCATTGACTTAATACGTTCGTCGGTGTCGTATGCTGCTTTAAATGATCTGTAATCAAACTGTTCTCTGTTTGAATTTTTCATCAATACGTTCAGTTCGTCAAAAGAAAACTCGCTAGGCTCTTTTTTCAAATTTGCATCAGCGAGTCTATTACGTAGGACCAACGCTAGATGCGTTGAACCTTCATTTACTTTTTTTTTGAAAGAATGGTACCTAATTTGCGGCTTCTTTCTACGCTTTCGCGTTTTGCACGGCCTGCTTCTTCTTCGCCGCCTACTGCTGGTTCTGCTGCTGCCATACCATCGTCTTCTGCTGGTACTTCAGCGTCAACTTCAGCGTCAACTGTTGGTTCCATTTCGGCATCAACTGCTGGCATCTCTTCGTCACCCATCGGTGCTTCAGGAGCTGCTTCGCCTGTTAATATACCAACGCCTGCTGTTGTTGCTTCACGTGTTGCTTCTAGTGCTGTGTATAATGCTTCCAATGCTGGTTTCACAGAGTTTGTAAATGCTTCTGATTGCTCCGATCCCATTTCATCACGAATTGAGTCTGCTAGTTCTAACATACTTTCAGTTTGCATTTCTGCTGTGTCTTCCATCCAACTGGTAATGCGGTCTACCATATCTTTTGCCGCCATTACTAATTCAGCTGCTTCTTCTGCACCTTCTTTTACTTGTTTCTTTTTCTTTTTATCTTTAATGGCTTTTTTCATTGGCTCTTTCTTGTCGCCATCTTTGTCCATATCTAAGAAGTCTGGCTTAGCCGCTTCTTCAACGTCCCCACGCTCTGTAATTTCTGCATTTAGTACATCAAGGAAGAGTTTTGATTTTTGATACGTATCATTTTTTACAGAGTTAAAACTTTCATTAGTTTCTATTTGACTAAGTGTTGTGCGCACCTTATTACGTGCATCAGCTAATTGCTCAAGTGTAAAGTTTTCTAAAGCAATGCGTTGTCCAAAGCGTTTTGCTAGGCTTTCGTTCAGCGACTTTGCTGTAACTGGTTTTGAAATTTCTCTTATATTCATTGGTCTAATCTTCCTGTGACTAAAAGTTGTTATAGTTATTTATCATCAAACATATATATACTTATCTAATTCTTCTTTAGCATATCTTGTCTTTGATGCTGCAATATCATATCTTGTTTGTGCAACAAAGAATTTTGTATCATCTTTTGTTACACGCATTGTGTGTTTATAGAATATAGCATCATTATAGTTCTTTTCAATTTCTTTATCTAATTTTCTAATATATTCTATTGGGTTTGACAAACTACCCGATGTTTCTTGTTTTGCAAGTGCTACTGCACTAGTTTTACAAAACATTTTGTCAACCTCCTTGTTATTTTTAGTATCAAACACTAAAAATCCAAAACGTGTTTCTCGAACTATTATATGTCCAATACGTATACTCTTGCCTTTCACGTACGGAAAATAACTTGTATCAAGATTTCTGTTTATTAAAGCTTCTAGCTCTTTAGCTAATTCAGGAGTTATTTTTTTAGATTTCATTTGCCAGCACCAAAGTCGAACCTTTATTATGTACTTTACTTACTAGACTTTTTCGAATTAAGTTCTCAATTATGGCTTGTTGTCTTTCAGTGAAACTGTCAAGATGAGTTATACTATCTAGTTGCGATAGTATTTCTTTTTCCTCATTTGTTGTGTAGATAGTAAATTCTTCTATCAACTCATTCAGTTTCATTGTTGTCCTTGTACCATTTGCTGTATAATTGGATCTAGTTCTTTAGTCTTGTGTACAGTTTTGATTGGTTCGCCTGGTTTTGGCTTTGGGTTTGTTAGTGTAACTTCGTCACCCTTTAAATCATCTATTTTAAAGTCAGCAGTGTTGCCAGCGTCAGTTGGCATTGGTAATGACTGACCTTTTTTAAGCACTGCTTTGGCTAGTGCTTGTGCATTTTTTGCAGCAACTTTTTTAGCAAGGCCTTTGCCTACGCCTTGAGCACCTTTAACTGCGGCTGCTCCTACTTTCTTTGCTGCCGAAGCGCCTACTTTTGCGCCTGCTTTTGCAATACCTCCTGCTGCTTTTGCGCCTAATGTTGCTGCGCCGCGAGCTATTCCAGCTATCGCCGGAATGATTTCATCTAACTGTTCTTCGTCTACTCTTTTATCTTTAAACTCGTTAAATCTCATCTTCTTCTCGCTGTTTTCTTTCTAGGTTTTAATTTAGAACGCGAATGTACATTAAGAGTACCTAAGCGTTTACTTGTTTTTCTAGCTCTTTTAGTTCTTAATGATTTAACTTTCATTAATGAACCTTTGCTTCGTTTGGCCTTTTTAATATTCTGTTTACTAGTAATATTTACAGGAGCACTACACGTACTAGGTTTACTTACAATTCTTCCTCGACGTTGTCCTGTTGTGCATCTATACTTACGAACAATTTTATTTCCACTTCGGCCAGCAATTTGAACGTAACCTTCTTCGAGGAAATCTAATTCAATATCTTCTAAATCAACAAATCTCATTATCTTGATCTCTTGTTCAGTGCTGCTACACGTTTACTTGCTGGACTTACTCGCTTGGTTCGTCTAGCTTTACGTGACATCTTACTACCAATACGTGCTTTTAAACGTTTCATAGCAAAACGTTTTTTCATATCAGGTGCTGCAAAGCATTGTTGTATTTTAGATACAATACGTCCGTGTCTCCGTCCGCCGGAACAACGATATTTGCGGACAACTTTCTTTCCGCTCTTTGCCCATACACGTTTTTCGTCAAGGCTTGTGGTAAGTTCTCTTAGTAACATATATGTATTTAGTTTTTTATGGAAGTGTTTATTGCGGTAAAGACATTAGCAGTACAACGATTGTTGATAATAATCCTGCTACTATTGTACCTGCTGATCCTATTAGGACCTTTGTCATTGACTTATTACCTTCGGTAATATCTTCGTGAATTTCTTCTACCTTCTTTTCAATCTTTGTCATACGATCATCAAGGTTTTTATATCGGAGAGCGCACAGATCAACGTGTGCTTCTAGGCTTTGCTTTTCTAAATCGGTAGTTGCTATATCTGACACTGTTTATTCTCCGTTAAGTGTATATTAAGTAAACTCTCAGTTGCCCTTAAAATGCCTTAGTTCAAAACAGTAAAAATAATATTCTTATCTTTTCCTGTTGTGCGGAATAATGCCTTGTCTATGTTTATAGTTTCGTTTAAGCCTGTAATGATCGGTATAAGATCAAAATCTTTTGTAAGCGTGTCTAAAGTTAATCCACCTTCATATTCTATATAAAAATGGAATGTCCAAATGTTTTGCTTACCTATGTATTTATCACTAAAGCTAAATTTACTAGTTGATATCTCGCCAAAAGTTGGACTATTATCATAAAATATGTTAACTCGTAATCCTAGTGTTTGTAACATTGTTTGAAAGTTTGCCTGTTGTTTATAAGCAAACTTATCATTATCTTGACGTCGAGCATTAGTTTCAGTAATGTCTATTAATGTATCAATACGAAATTCCATACTATTACTTATAGCCATAAAAAAAGGGTCCAGTAAAAACTGAACCCTTTTAGTGTGACGCCTGCCCGTAGGCCATAATCACGATTCTAAGGTAGTTAGAATTCTTTATGCAACAAATGTTGCTACTAATGAAATACCAGATACTGCTTCTGCGCCGCCTGGTCCACCTTGTACTGCAATGTGGTTGCCGTCTGCTACACCTTCAACTGCTGCGATTGTTCCGCCGTATGTTGTTGTGATTGAATCACATGCTGCTGCTACTGTGATTGTTCCAGTTGCTACTGCATAGATATATGTTGTTGGGCCTACGCCACTACCTGCAACTACTGCTGCGTTTGGGTTTGATACTACTGCCATTTTCTTCTCCTGTTATCTAAAATGGAAATTCACACTCTGTGAATTCTTCTACAAATGTATTTATCATCTTGACTTAAGATTGTGTGTTATAAGCCTTTTTTTGCTCGTTTATGTATGTTTCTTAGTTGTTGTATATAACTTGGTCCGGCTTTTACAATATCATCTATTATTTCCATTGCAGGAGCATATGCTTTTAATTGTTGCGATGTTGCTCCTCTGCCGCCTTTTACATTATCAATTAACTGTTTGGTTAAAACTAAGTTGCGTTGTCCGACAATATATCTATATCTTGCAAGTACTGCTGTGTCAGGTAATAAGTCCGGTGTACTTATTTTAGGTTCATTGTCTTTGACCGAAGCAGTTTCAAAGTCTCTGGATGCTACTAATGTTTCTAATTCACTGATAATATCGCTATTTCTTAATTTTGCTCTACAAGCA